GGGGAACTTGCTACTCCTGATGCTGATGGTCTTTATCCTAAGTGGGATGGTAAACAATTATTCGAACGGCGCTCGGAAGTGGGGGCGCATACTTGGGCTTTGGTGTATCAACAACAAGATGTTGAAGAAGATGCCATATTCCCACCTGTTCACGTTTATGGGTCGGTTAATAAACAAAGACGTGTTGGTTTAATAGATCCTAAGAAACCAAACCACCCTAAGCTTTCAGATTCTGTTTATACCATTATGGGTCTTGATCCTGCTATGACTGGTAAGACTGGCGCAATAATGTATGCCGTAGATCAAAGATCTCAGATGCGTTATGTTCTTGATGTTTTCAATATGGTTGTTCCTACCCCAGGTAAGATTCGTGCTTTGATGGAAGACTGGATTGATAGGTATCATCCTAATGAGCTGCGTATTGAAATTAATGCTCATCAAAAATCTTATGCTTTAGATGAAGAACTAAGAATATGGTTAGGCTCAAAAGGCGTGGCTATGAGAAGTCACTTCACTGGTAAAAACAAGTGGGATACTTCATTTGGTGTTGCTGGTATGAGTGGACTCTTTGGTACTTCAGATGATGGTAAACACGATGGTAACAACCTAATTGAATTGCCTTCACACGAAAACAATGAACACGTTAAAGCTTTAATTAATCAGCTTATAACTTGGAAAGCTGAAACTAAGAGCCCAACAGATTTAGTTATGGCTTTATGGTTCTGTGAGATTAGAGCAAAAGAAATGTTACAGCACGGACAATTCCAAAAGAGTCATTTACAAAACAAATATGCAACCAGAAGATCTCTGGCTCAAAGAGGTTCAGTCAACTTAGATGAATGGGCTTCTGACAATATCGACACACTTTATGTATAGAGGAAATTAATGTTAAATAACGAGCAGATCGCAATGAAGGTTCAAGCTCTTAAACTCAAATACGCTGGACGTGATTCACGTATGGGAGATATTTTAGAGATCAGACGCGGCAATATGATTAACGTTGCCCCTGAGTTCTTCCCAGAGGGTATGAGCAAACCAATGATTGCTAACTTCATTGATGTTGCTGCTCGCGATATTTCAGAAGTACTTGCTCCTCTTCCTTCTTTTAACTGCCAAACCACAAACATAACTTCTGATCGTGCTAAGAAGAATGCTGATACTAGAACATTAATAGCTAATAACTATGTTCAGTTTGCCAGACTTCAAACACAAATGTACACAGGTGCAGATTATTACGGTACTTACGGATTCTTACCTATTGTTGTAGAACCTGATACCGAAGCTAGACTTCCACGTATTCGCATAGAAAACCCAATCGGTGCTTACCCAGAATTTGATCGCTATGGTCGAATCGTGGCTTACTCAAAACGCTATATTAAAACCATTGCAGAATTACTTGTTGACTTTCCAGAGTACTCTCGTCAAATTCTAGATGGTAACTCAATTGAAGATGTTGATGTTTATTCAACATTGGAAATGATTCGCTATGAAGATGCTGACCAGATTACTTTATTCTTACCTACTAGAGAAAACCTAGTTCTAAAAACTACACCTAACCCAATGGGTGAAGTAATGGTTCGTATTGCTAGACGACCTGGTGTAGATGATGAACCAAGAGGTCAATTCGATGACATTCTATGGGCTCAAATTGCACGTGCACGTTTTGCTTTACTTGCAATGGATGCTGCTGAGAAATCAGTTAACGCACCATTAGCAATCCCTAACGATGTGCAAGAATTTACTTTCGGTCCAGATGCAATCTTGCGTTCACAAAACCCACAATCAATTAGACGTGTTGGGTTAGAAGTTCCTCCTGCTGCATTTACTGAAGCAGAACTATTACAACGTGAAATGCGTATGGGAGCACGTTACCCTGAAGGTCGTTCAGGAAACATTGATGCTTCAGTTATCACAGGTCAAGGTGTCCAAGCATTACTTGGTGCATTTGATACCCAAGTAAAAACTGGTCAACAGATCTTAGCTGATGTATTTGAAGATGTATTAGCACTTTGCTTTAAAATGGATGAAATGCTTTTCCCTGGAGAAAAGACAATCAATGGTGTTAACAATGGCTCACCATATGAATTGAAATACGATCCAAGAAAAGACATTAAAGGCGAATACTCAATTCAAGTACGTTATGGATTAATGAGTGGACTTGATCCATCACGTGCTTTAATCTTCTCACTACAAGCTCTAGGTGCAGATCTTATTTCAAGAGATTTCATTATGAGAGAATTACCTTGGTCAATGAATGTGACTGGGGAACAAGAAAGAATTGACATTCAAAAAATGCGCGATAACTTAAACGCATCAATGAATGCTTTAGCGCAAGCCATTCCACAAATGGCTACACAGGGACAAGATCCTTCAGACATAGTTTCTAAGATGGCACAAGTTATCAAGGAACGCCAAGCAGGTACTTCTATTGAAGATGCTGTTGGAAAAATCTTTACTCCAGCACCAGCCCCAGAGGCAGCCCCACAAGCCGCTCCTGGAGAGTTAGTGTCTCCAGTTGAGCAAATGTCTGTCCCACAAAGCGCTCCTGTTGAGGCTACTCCAGGAGCACCCCAACCAGCACCACAAGCACCACCTAATTTACAGGCTATTCTCGGACAGTTAGCAGGTTAGTATGGAAAAAGAAGTTATATCAGGAGTTGGTGCGAACTCAGAACGTACCGATTTAAACCTGTCTAGTAAATTAAAACAACCTAAAAGAGATGATATTCCATCACAATTTTATGGTGATACTACTCAGTTAAATCAAATGCAAGCAGGTGCTGACTTACAAGGTCAAGCTTATAAAGTACCTAAGTTAACTACACCTATTCCTACACCAACAGGTGAACCAGTAGTTCCTTTAACATCAGATACTTTAAGACCAGATGAACCAGCAGAGATTGGTTTACCATTTGGACCAGGTGCAGGACCAGAAATTTTATTACCACAAACATCTAATAGAGGGACAAGTTTGTCAAATACATTTTATGACTTAGCACAAGCAGATCCTAATCTACAGGCTGTAGCAGAAGACCTAGCTGCCAAAGGGTTTTAATGGCTGAAAAAGATGAAATCGGTGAAGTCATCTGGAGAACAGCTCCTAATACATATGCTGCTGCTAAAAGAGTTGGTATAAACCAAGATCAAGAAAAAGATCTAGCTGGTTATACCTATCTTTGGGGACAGAATAAAAGACTATTAGAGCTTCCAGATTCAACTGCCAGAGTAGAATACGATAAACTTCCTACCGAAACAAAAGATATGCTTACTGCAGTCTATGGTAGAACACTTTACAATTCTACACCTGTGTCAAAAAGTAGATTTACTAGAACATTAGAAGGCTTTGATAAGTACGCAAGATTTATTGCAACACCTTACAGACTTGCACGTATGCAAGATCAAGGTGATGTTGTACAAAGACCAGGTAAATTAACTACCTCAGATAAGATTCAAAACATTTTATTTGGTGGTAACGTTAAAGATGCCAAATACTTATTTAACGAATCAGAACAATGGAAGACCGCCTATAAAGGCGAGCAAATGTTCGATAAGGTTAAAGAGGATAATGTCAAGAAAAGCTACAGTCCTGGTGTTTACAGAACAGCTAAACTTCTTGCAATGAAAAAAGGCTTTGGCGAAGTTATGGCTTTGTCAGAATCCCCAGAAGAATTAAAAGCAATCCTAGATTTCACAACCCTTCTAGATGAAGATCCAAACGCTGCTAAAGAAACTGACTTAGCAAAAGCAATTAGAGATCTTGAACAAGCAAAGATTAGCCCTGGTAGAGATATTTCTGGTGGTATAGGTTTAGCTAGATTTGATAAAATAGGAACTAAAAAAGATCCTTACGATATTGTATCTGGTGTTATTGATGCTGCTTACATTATTGCTGCAGATCCATTAACATATGCTCTTGGTCCAATTCCTAAAGCTCTTACTGTTGCCAGATATGGTTTATTAGAAACAGCTCAAAAAACTGGTATTGAATTAACTTCCACCATTGACGATATGTTTAAGAGTCGCAGTGTTACCAGATACTGGGATGAAGTTGGCGCAAGAATTGAAAAGTATTCTAAAGCTACAACCATTGCAGAACGCTCTGAAATAGCAGCTGAGTTATCTAGAATCTTTAAAGTCAACACTTCAACTATATTTAAATTAGCTGAACCAGATAAACCAAAAGTTGTAGACTTAATTACTGAATGGTCTAAAGCTGGTATCAAAGATGCTGAATCTGCTAAAAACTATTTCATAAACGCTGGTACTGCTGAGTTAATCGGTAGAGGTGCAGCAGGTGGTAGAGCTCCTTTAATGCCTACCTATAACTTATTCAATAAGTTTGGTGCTGAATACATTGCTCCTGCAGTTAGAAATGTACTTGGAATTGGTACAAAAACTCCTGTTGGGTCTTGGGATAGTGCTCAAGAATTTGCAAACTCATTTACTAACGCTGCAAACATAGGACAGTTTGAACAATTTACTGGCGTCAAAACAGTAATGGACAGATTTACTCGCCAATTTGAACGTGCCTTTATGGGCAAATCAATTAGCATTGATGACGCAAGTGATGCTTTAGCCGTTAAGCAAATTGCTAGATTATCTGTTGATAAATATCACGCTGAAGTTATTGCTCAAGCTTGGAGAGAAGCTTCTCCTGGTACTCGTTTACGTATGTGGACTGGTTTACTTCTAACAACTGGTAGACAATTTGGTTTAGAAGCAACTGATGAAGGCAAGAAGTTATTAGAATCTATTAAGATTACTTCTCAACATCTTTACTCAGAAGATATGTCTGCATTAAGAAACATTTCAGATCTTAAATTAGCTAAGTCTGCAGGTATGGGACTTAGACAAGGTATCACTGATAAAGAATTATCAAGCCTTGCTTCAAGAAGCAAAGGTGCTTTACAAGAACTTTCACAACAAAAGAAAGTTTACGTTGAAGAATTAAAAGACTTACAAGCTAAACTAAAAGATGCTGTTAAAAATAATCTTCCTGAAGAAGAAATCACTAGCCTTGAAAAGAACATCAATAGAGTAAAAGCATTTATTGGTCAGACTGGTAAAAAAGTTACTGGCATTCGTCAAGGTTTAGGCTACGATAAAGTTAATATCATTCGTCAAGCATTAAGAGAAACTGGTAAAACAGAAGATCTAATCAAGAAGATACTGGACAATCTTCGAAATGGTGTTGAACTAGACGATGCTGATGGAATTGTTGATGCAGTTGAAACAGTTAAGAACGCTTTATTGTCTAACCCTAAATACGCTAAAGTTTTAGAAGATGTAGAAATTGAAGACTTCTTATCTATGGCATTTCCAACTTCTGAAGAAGTTGCACAAAACTTAGGTAAAGTAAGTTACAACCCTGCTCAAATTGGTAAAGAACAATACGGCATTGGTTGGTGGCAACAAAGCCAAAGAGTTAGTGTTCCTAACTTTATGGAGTGGGCAAGAGAAGGTGTGGGAAATCCATTCTCTAGAGCTGCCAAATCTTACAACAGTGTCTTTATTGAAAAACTTACAGACTACTGGTCTTGGTTCAACTTAGTTCCAAGATTAGGTTTACGTTCTGTTATCGAAGAAGTTGCATTCTTTGGTTTAGCAGCACGCACAAGTGATTTAAAGAATCTTTTACTAGGTAAAGCTATCTCAAATGAATTACGTTATGTAACTCAAGGCGAAGCTCAACTTGGTTTATTTAATAGAATGATTTACCGTTATATCAAATCAGACAAGATTACTGAAGCTGAACGTATATTAATTAACTCAAGTGAGAGTGGGTTAGCTAAAGCAATTGCAAAGCGTGTTGCTAAGAAACAAGCTTTGATTAAAGTTGTTGGAGCTAAACCTCAAACTGTTGAACGTTGGGTAGAAGACTTTGTTAACTCAGAATACGGTATGTCCGTTATTGACGAGATCAACGAAGGCGCTTTATCTACTTTAAACATTGGTGAAAACTCCACTCAATACGCTGTGTTAAAAGCACAGAAACGCTATGGTGGTGTTGCTGAATGGAACCCATCAGTTAGAGAAGCTATTAAAGATCTTAAAGCAGAAGCTGCTTGGACTAATCTTAAAAGCAGTGCTGGATTAGACTTTAAAATTGGTTGGTTAACTCAAATCCAATTACGAGTTAATCGTGGGACTAACTTAAAATTTGGTGAAATAGTTCTTAAAGGTTTAGCTCGTAAAGAAAAACCAGAACAAACCATTCAAAACCTTATGAAGTATATTGATGTTCTAGACTTTGAGGGTAAGTTATCTAGTCTTACATTGTATGAAACCCTAGGACCTAGAGCATATGCTGAAAGAATGTATGACTTTGTTGCTCATCCATTTACTAAACGCAATGGTTTAATTAACGATAAACTTGTTAACAAAGTAGTTAAGTTTGATAAAGATACTTTAACAGGTTCTCCTATAACTAGATTCAAAGCTAATGAATTAACTCTTGATGATCTAGATGCTTTTGATGATTTAGACGCACCTGAAACTATCCTTGGTCGCAAATATGTTCCTATTGCCAATGGCACAGAAGAGCATATTAATAAGATTATGGAAAAGGGTATGTCCTGGATGGCTCGTCAAATCAGCATCTTAGGCAGAGAACCTATTATGTTTGCTAATTACCAAAGCTATCGTAAACAATTAGAAACAACAGAAACAGTTGTTAAAAATAAACACATAGCAAATGGTATTGATGAAGAACTAGCAAGTAAATTAGCTAGTGAATATGCAGCAAATCTATCTTTATTCTTTGCTAGAGAACGTACATTATCTTATGTAGATAACCCTGCCATTAGAACTAATATGGCATTTAGCTTACGTAACTTAGCTCGTTACTATCGTGCAACTGAAGACTTCTATCGCCGTGCTGGAAGATTAGTTAAGTTCCAACCTCAAGCATTAGTTAAAGCAAGATTACTTGCAGAAGGTATGGACCATACTGGTTTTATCTACACAGATGACCAAGGTGAAAAGTACTTTGTTTATCCTGGTGATGATATTGTTTACAGAGCTACTGCATTTATCCTAAGTGGACTAGATCCAGAAGCCTTGAAACATCCAATGCCATTAGAATTTACTGGCAAGATTAGTATGATTACTCCATCTATTGATCCTGATGCAGCAATCCCTACACTATCTGGTCCTCTTTCAGCTATTGGTATTCAATTCTTAGACAAGATGATTCTATCTAAGTTCTCTCCTGAACTATCTCAAGATTTTAAGAAAACTACTTTAGGTAAGTATTCTGTAGGTAGAGGATTCTTTGAATCATTCCTACCATCAACATTAGTTAGATGGATGAATACTTTTGATTCAGATGAACGCAATTCACAATATGCTTCAGCTTGGCGTAAATCATTAATGTATTACGCAGCAACTGGTCAAGCTCCTAAACCAGATGCTTCTGCTCAAGAGGTACAAGACTTTTATATTAAGTTAAACAATACTGCTAGAAACATTGTTGTAGCTAGAGCATTTATGGGAACTTTTGTTCCAGCTTCACCACAAGTTGGTACAGGTGCAGATGTTCCTAACTGGGTTAAAAGAGATTTAGAAATCCCTTCATTAAAGCCTGAGTTTAATAAGATACTTCAAACTTATGGTAAAGATCCAAATGCTATGGATAAAGCTATGGCTAAATGGACTCAACTATTCCCAGGCAAACTTGCATATATGCTTACTGAATCTCAAAGCAGTGGCATTGGTTCAATTAGGTCTACTAAAGAGACTGCTGATTGGATGCAAAACAATGCTGACTTAGTTAAAAAGTATCCAAAAGGTGCAGTATTCTTATCACCTAATGAAGGTAACTTCGATCTAGAAGCATACTCATATTTAGTTGACCAAGGTTTATTGAAGTCTAAAATTATTGAAGACTTCTTTAGAGAAGGAATTGCAGCAGATCAATACTTTTACTGGAGACAAGTTAAGAACATCCACGAAGAAAGATTAGATGCAGCTCCAACAGATGTAGAGAAAAGATATGAAAGACTTAAGTGGGAAACTTGGTCTAAGGACTTTAGAAAAGATAAACCACTTCTTAAAGAATATCTAGAAACTCTAGGCTCTGTTGATGAAAAAAAGAAGAATGCTATTACTGATATTCGTTCTATGATTCTTAATGGTGATATGCCTAATACCCCAACAGGTTCAGCAATCGCTAAGATGACTAGATACTATGACGACTTTGCAGCACAGTTTGATCAGATCCAAGGATCAACTGATGGTGAAAGATCTTACAAGAAGTACTTAAGACAACAAACATTAGAAAAAATGCTATCACTAGCTTTGGACAATCCAAATGCAATGAGTGCGTACAGAACTTTATTTGAACCATTGGTAGGAGAATAATGGTATTTATCCCTAAAGATCCAAAAACAGATTATGATGATGCTGGAGAGAGTACTAATCTTACCCCAGAGCAAATTGCTGAGTTATATAGTACAAAAAAAACTTACTATAGATTAGAACCAAAACCAACTGTACTTCTTCAAGGACAAAGAGTATCTCCTGGATTTGATAGAATTGAAGTTACTCCAGCAGAGTTATTAAATACATATTTTAATTTACCAACTGATCAATTAATAGCTGTTCAAAGATCATTAATTAACCTAGGCGTTAAAGGTCTTAAAGATAATGGTAAATTAGATACTAAAGGTCAAGTTGATGCTTATGCAAGAGGCATTAAGGCTGCTGCAGATTCTTATGCAACTTTAGTTGAAAGCACTCCAGATGGGCTTTTAAGTAAAGTACCTACTAGATTTGAATCATTCTTAGAGAGAAGTGCTGCTGAAAAAAGAGGTCAAGGACCTAGTGTCTATGACACAATTTATCTCACCACTCCTGAAGATGCTGTTCAAGAATTAAACCAGTTCTCAACAGATTATCTTGGAATAGCTGCTGATCCAGCAGATGCTCAAGAATATGCCAAAAGACTTGCTGCTTTAGAAAAGAAAAGTTTTCAACGCCAAACCACAAGTACTGTAGGTGGCAAACAAGTATCTACAATAACTAGAGGTGGCGTAGATCAAGCAGAAAAAGAAAAACTTGCACTAGACATCTTGGGTAAAAAGATTACTGTAGAAGGTATTAAAGATGTTGGTGGCTTGATTGGTTCTAATTTAGCTAGAATTACTAAGTTAGCTTCTGACTATGGTTTATCTTTACCTAATACAGATTTAAGACAATATGCTGTTAACTCAGTTATGTCTAAGACTGGTTTAGATGATACAGCTTTAAAGATTAAGAATATGGCTAAAGGATTATTTCCTGCTCTTGGTAATTTAATCGATCAAGACATTAGCCCTAGAGAGTTCTTAAGTCCGTTCATTCAACTAAAGTCTCAAATCTTTGGCACTCCATCTACAGGTATAGATATTACTACAGATCAAGATTTAATTAGTGCTATGTCAGGAGATAAAATTCCATCATTAGTAGATTACGGTATTAAGTTACGTAATAAACCTGAATATGCTTATACTCCACAAGCAGCTCAAGATGCTTCTGGTTACGCTTTAAAAATCCTACAAGACTTTGGCTTGGCATAAATGGCAAAACCTACTAGACAAGAATACTTAAAACAACAAGCTGCTAAATTACCACCAGCTCAACAAAAAGCAGCTCTTGCACAAATTAATGCTGCTAATAAAGGTGGAATAACCAAAGAAGAATTAACTAAACTTGATGCACAATTTAACACAGTTCTTTATGGTGCATCTGGTATGGGTGGCACTGCTGGTGTAGCTCCTTTTCTACAACAAGCAGGAACTCCAGCAGTTACTGGTCCAACTACTACTCCAAATCCTTATGCTGAACAAAGAGAGTTTGAACGCAAAAGTGCATTTGCAATATTAGAAGACACATTCAAACAATATAATTTAGAAACATTAGCTCCAGTAATCAAACAGTTTATGATTGAAGGAATTAGTGCTGAAGAAGCAACCCTTCGTCTTCGTGATAATGAAGCATACAAAAATAGATTCATTGGTAATCAAGGTCGTATCGCTAAAGGACTAGCAGCATACTCACCTAAAGAATACTTACAAGCTGAAGAAGTTTATCAAAACTTACTTAACTCAAATAACTTAAGTGGTCTTGCAAATAAGACAACTGTAGATAAGTTAATTGCTGGTGCAGTTTCTCCAGCAGAAACTCAAGACAGAATCAATAAAGTATTCAATAAGATTGATAATGCTTCTGCTGATGTTAAGAATGAACTAGGTAGATACTTTAGCCAATATGGATTTAATGATCCAAATATGCAACGTAATCAATTAGCAGAATCAATTCTATCTGGAGAAGATCCAGCAATGAAACTTGAATCTGGTATCCGTAAAGCACAACTACGTGCTGGTGCAACTGCTGCTAAGTTTGCGTTACCAGAACAAAGAATTGAAACAATTGAAGGTTTATTACAACAAGCAGGTATCTCTGATACCTATGCAGCAGGTCAACAAGGATTCCAAACACTTGCTCAAATAGAACCAACTACAACTAAACTTTCAGATATATACAAAGAAGCTGCAGTAAGTGAAGAAGAACTTCAAAAGGAAGCATTCTTAGGATTAAAGTCTGAACGCCGTAAAAAGCTTGCTGAGAAAGAACAAGCCACATTTAGTGGACAAGCTGGCACAACCCAGGTATCTCTAGCCCAACAAGGCAGAGGAACCTTCTAAGACCCCCTAGCAGGATCGACCAGCCCCTGCAGGTGTACAAGACTGGTAGCAAGATCCGCAATATTTTCCCCGATTTATTGTGAGGCTTGCGACTAACCAAAAGAAATGGGAGCGTTGCAATGAGCAACAATTATCAAGACTGGGAAGATGACGAAGATCAAGAACTGGATAACGATAGCCAGGAACCAAACGATCTCGTTAAAAAACTTCGCAAAGTAGATCGCGCAAAAGAAAAGCGAATCAAGGAACTAGAGTCCGAACTCGGACAACTTCGTTCTGTACAACGCGAAAGTACAATCAAATCAGTTTTGGAAAGCAAGGGTGTAAGCCCAAAGATAGCTAAGTTCATTCCTGCCGATTTAGAATCAACTCCAGAAGCAGTTGATTCTTGGATAAAGGAAAATGCAGATATCTTTGGATTAGTGGCAAAGCAAGAAGACAAAGGACCAGATCTATCTGCTCTTCGTCAAATAGATGCTATTACTGCTAATGCTCAATCCCCTGCTGGTTTTGATGACACGATGCTTCGTATTGATCAAGCTTCTTCAGCTGAAGAAATTATCAATATGATTAATCAACAGTCATAATTAAAAACTACTAAACTAAGGAAACCTTAAAAAATGCCTAATGCATATACCGCGCTCTCTGGTGGTACAGCAAATACTAACGGTGGTCTTGGTGGCGGTCAATATACAAGCAATGACAACGTAGGAACTTTCACACCATCTAATGGTGCAGGTCTCGTTCAAAAAGCTTATGACCGTCTTGTTGAGTTTGCACTTCGCTCTCAACCATTACTCCGTTCAGTAGCTGACAAACGACCAGCTCGCCAATCAATGCCAGGATCTTCTGTAGTATTCCAAATCTACAGCGACCTAAGCAAAGCAACAACTGCTCTATCAGAGCAAGTTGATCCAGATTCAGTAGCAATTGGTGCACCAACTGCAGTTACAGTAACTCTTAACGAATACGGTAACGCAGTTCTAACCACTCGCAAACTGCAATTAATGTCATTAGCAGATGTTGATCCAGCGATTGCAAACATCGTTGCATTCAATATGGCTGATTCCATTGACGAAATTGTTCAAACAGAACTTCGTGCTGGAACAAACGTAATCTACGCAAGCAACGCTTCAGGAACACGTGCAACAGCAACAACAAACGTTACTGGTGCTCACACCTTGAAAGCTGCAGACATCCGTCTAGCAGTTGCAAAATTGCGTGCAGGAAAAGCAGTTGCAAGAAAAGGAAGCCTATACTGGTGTGCAATCCACCCAGAAGTTTCACACGATCTTCGTGCAGAAACAGGCTCAGCCTCTTGGAGATTGCCTCACGAATACCAATCAAACGATGCCATCTGGGCAGGCGAAATTGGAACATTCGAAGGTGCATACTTCATCGAAACACCACGTATGTACAACGCCACCGATGGTGGTTCAAGTGCACGTGTATTCCGTACAATACTTGCTGGTCAACAAGCACTTGCAGAAGCAGTTGCTGAAGAACCACACGTAGTGATCGGAAACGTAACCTACAAATTGATGCGCTTGCGCCCAATCGGTTGGTACGGAGTATTAGGCTTCAAACGCTATCGCGAAGAAGCACTATACCGCATCGAATCAAGCTCCAGCATCAACGCTGCGTAGTTAGAAATAAATGCAATAGCCCCTGGGAAACTGGGGGCTATTACCTATAGGAGATATCAGTTGCCAAAATTCTTTCCACCAACAGTTGATGAAGGACCAGCAGGATTTGGTCTTTTCTATCGCTACAAATTAACACGTGGTGTAAGTGTTTTGAAAACTGGTGGTGTCTACAGAAAACTTAGAGTTCCATCAACAGATCAAATAGATGCTGCTAGTGAATACTATGCAGGAGGTCACGAATATGATGTTACGGAAGCACAAAAGACTGCACTTATTAACGCTGGCATCGGCATTACTGAAAGTAACTTTGAAGGATGATAGAGAACATTCTTGTAGCAGGTGCGACTGCAAGTGCGATTGCT